CTGTACAACCTCGGCTTGGCAGGATCGGCGTTCAAGAAGGTCTACTACGACCCGGGCTTGGGCCGGCAGGTGGCGATGTTTGTCCCTGCAGAAGACTTGATTATTCCTTATGGTTCGTCTAGCGTCCGCACCTCGGAGCGGGTCACGCATGTCATGCGTAAGACCAAGAACGAGCTGGCCAAGCTCATGGCCGCAGGGTTTTACCTAGACGAGGACCTCGGCGAGCCGAGCGTCATCCACACGGACATTGAGAAGGCCAAGGCCAAAGATCAGGGCTACTCCGTCACCGACGATGAGCGCTACCAGATTCTTGAGGTGCACGTCGACTACGACATGCCCGGGTACGAGGATGAGGATGGCATCGCGCTGCCCTATGTGGTCACGATCGACCGGGCGAGTACGAAGGTGCTGGCCATCCGCCGTAACTGGAACCCAGACGACAAGAACCGCCTGAAGCGCCAGCACTTCGTACAGTACACCTACATCCCCGGCTTCGGCGCCTACGGCCTCGGCCTGATTAACCTGATCGGCGGCTACGCCCGCGCCGGCACTAGCCTGATTCGTCAGCTGGTGGACGCCGGCACCCTGAGCAACCTGCCCGGTGGTATGAAGACCCGCGGTCTGCGGGTCAAGGGTGACGACACCCCGATCGCCCCGGGCGAGTTCCGTGACGTGGACATCGCCAGCGGCGCGTTGCGCGACAACATCATGCCGCTCCCCTACAAGGAGCCAAGCCAAGTTCTGCTGGCCCTGTTGAACCAGATCACCGACGAAGGCCGTCGTCTGGGCTCGATCGCCGACATGAACGTGAGTGACATGGGCGCGAATGCTCCGGTGGGTACCACGTTGGCTCTCCTTGAGCGTCAGCTCAAGACTATGTCTGCGGTTCAGGCCCGGGTGCACTTCTCCATGAAGCAGGAGTTCCAGCTGCTGCGCGACATCATCCGCGACTACACCCCAGAGGAGTACGCGTTCGACCCGTCGTCCGGCGACCGTAAAGCCAAGCGCGGTGACTACGATTTGGTGGCTGTGATCCCAGTGTCCGACCCCAACAGCGCGACCATGGCGCAGCGGATCATGCAGTACCAAGCTGTGATCCAGCTGTCCCAAGGTGCGCCCCAGATTTATGACCTGCCCCAGCTGCACCGCCAGATGATTGAAGTGCTCGGCATCAAGAACGCTGACAAGCTGGTGCCCATCACCGACGACATGAAACCCGCAGACCCCGTGTCCGAGAACATGGCGTTCCTCAACGGCAAGCCGACCAAGGCCTTTATTTATCAGGACCACGATGCTCACATTGCTGTTCATACTGCTATGCAGCAGGACCCGCTTCTGATGCAACAAATTGGGCAGAACCCCAATGCCCAGAAGATGATGATGGCGATCCAAGCTCACATCGCGGAGCACTTGGCCTACGCCTACCGCGCCAAAGTCGAAGCCCAGCTCGGCGTGCCGATGCCCGCACCGGGCGAAGATTTGCCCCCAGAGCTCGAAGTGCAGTTGTCACGCATGGTGGCTCAAGCTGCCCAGCAGGTTCTGCAGCAGAGCAAAGGTCAGGCCGCACAACAGCAAGCTCAGCAGCAAGCCCAAGACCCGCTCATCCAGATGCAGCAGGCCGAGCTGCAGATCAAGCAGACCGAAGCCCAGACTAAGGCTAAGAAAGTGGACGGTGAGCTGGCCCTCAAACAGCAGGAGCTGGCGCTCAAGCAGCAGCAGGCCGGCGGCGAGCCGCCCGAGATGGTCGCCCAACGCCACGCGCAGGAGATGCAGATTCAGCAGGAGCGTCACCAGCAGGAGCTGGCCCAAGCGCAGCAGCTGCACAACGTCCAGCTGGCCCAGCAGGCTCAGGCCGGCCACATGAAAGCGGCTCAGGCCCAGCAGGCGCTCGCCCAAGGCGGACAGGTGCACCTGCAGAAAACCATGCACGCGGACCAAGCGCACCTGCACAAGTTGCACATCGCTGAGGAAGCGGCCAAAGCACAAGCCAAACTGAAACCTGAAAAGAAAGAACCTAAATGAATGAAGTGGCGGTCCTTGAGCACTTGAACGAGCTGCTCGCCAAACGTAGAAGTGAATTAGCTGAGTCTTTGGCAGAGGGGGGAGTCACCGACTTCCCTGCTTACCGAGAACTGTGCGGAGTTATCCGAGGTCTCCTGACCGCACAGATGGAAATAGGTGACCTCGTGCGTACTTTGAAAGCTAACCATGACTGAATTTGATGTTGCCGCTGTTGACTTGTCGGGGGTATTGAACACCACCCCTGAGGAGAAAGCCAAGCAAGTGCCGGACCCCGTGACGTACCACATCCTGTGTATGTTGCCCAAGGCAGATGAGACTATTGAGGGCAGTTCCCTCGTGAAGACCGCGACCATGATGCACCACGAAGAGCTCCTGTCTCCCGTGCTGTTTGTGGCCAAGATCGGACCCGACGCGTTTCCCAAGGACAAGTTCCCCAGCGGCCCGAGCTGCAAGGTGGGTGACTTTATCCTGACCCGCCCCAACACCGGCACCCGGATGAAGATTCACGGTACCGAGTGGCGTCTCATCAACGATGACTCTGTTGAGGCAGTCGTGCAAGACCCTCGCGGCATCCAGCGTCCTTAAGGAGTTTGTATGGCAACAGAACAAACTACCTTTGAGTTCCCCGACGAGTCGGGAGTTGAGATTGAGAGTCCCCGTGCCGGTAGCCGCATCGTGGCCCCAGCAGAGGAGATCGAGATCGTCGATGACACACCGCCGGAAGATCGCAACCGCAAGCCTATGGCCGAGCCGCCCAAGGATGTCACCGACGAGGAGCTGTCCAAGTACGACGAGAGCGTGCAGAGCCGGATCAAGCACTTCTCCAAGGGCTACCACGAGGAGCGCCGAGCCAAAGAGCGTGCCGAGCGTGAGCGCGAAGAGGCCGTACGCCTAGCCCAAACCATCGTTGAAGAGAACCGCAAGCTCAAAGGCTCGCTGCATGAAGGCCAAACGGCTCTCATTGAGCAGGCCAAGCAGGTAGCCGCCAACGACATGGAGAAGGCCCGCGCCAAATTCAAGCAGGCTTACGAAGCTGGTGACCCGGACGCCTTGGCGTCGGCACAGGACGAAATGACCGCCGCGCGCCTTAAATCGGACCGCGTTGCAAATTTTCGCCCTACCCCTGTACAAATTACTGAAGATAGTGTACAAACTACCCAACGGCCACAACAGCCGGACATGGACCCCGAGTTAAAGAGCTGGACAGAGCGTAATCCCTGGTTCGGCTCCAAGAAAGGCATGACTGCCTACGCTATCGGGCTACACGACGATGTTGTGGCAGAAGGATACACCGCAGGAAGCGCCAAATACTACGACCGTATTGACGCTGAAGTGCGAAAAGTATTTGCAGACGAGTTCGAGCCTGCAAGTCCCGCTGATGCGCCCACTCAACGGACCAAATCGAATGTGGTTGCCCCGGCCACGCGTAGTACTGCGCCCAAGAAAGTCGTACTTACTAAATCGCAGGTGGACCTTGCTAAGCGCCTTGGAGTTCCATTGGAACTTTATGCAAAGCAGGTAATTGCAGAACAGATGAGGAAATAACATGACCGAGACAATTCGTAAGAGCCGTGAGTCTGAAACCCGTGCCGCCATGCAGCGCCCCGCTAAGTGGATGCCACCCCAGCTTCTGCCCGATCCCACACCGGAACCGGGTTATGCGTTTCGCTGGATTCGGACTAGCACACTCAACAAGGATGACCCGACCAATGTGTCCTCTAAGCTCCGCGAGGGTTGGGAACCCGTAAAAGCCTCGGATCACCCCGAGATTCGTATGTTTGGAGCGTCCTCCGGGAACTTTCCTGACAGCGTAGTCGTTGGTGGTTTGATGCTGTGCAAAACCCCCGTGGAATTTGTCGAGCAGCGTGACGCCTATTTCCGTGAGCAAGCGGAAGGCCAAATGAACTCGGTAGACAACACGTACATGCGAGAAAACGACCCGCGTATGCCGCTTTTCAAAGAGCGTAGTACCAAGGTCACTTTCGGTAGAGGTATTTAACTTTTTTGGAGTCTTTACATGGCATATCCGACCATTGACAAGACGTACGGCTTCAAGCCAGTCAACCGACTGGATGGTCTGCCCTACGCCGGAGCGATCCGTCAAATCCCCGTTGCCCCTTCCTACGCAACCGCTATCCTGAACGGTGACACCGTTAAGGTGGACACGAACGGCTACATTGTTGCCGCTTCGACCACTGACTCAGGTAACGTGATTGGCGTGCTGGTGGGCTGTTCCTACATCAACTCGATGAGTCAACCTACGTACGGCCAAAACTACCCCGCCGCTACTTCGACTTCTACCAACATGGCCATGGCCTTCGTTGTGGATTATCCAAGTGCAGTGTTCAAGGTTGTGGCTACCGTTGCCGGCTCTACGACCCCCACCGCTTACGCCCGCTCCATCGTTGGTTCCAACGTGGCTCTGGTTGCAAACGTGGGTTCGACCACCACTGGTGACTCGTATTACGGCATTGACGGCTCGTCCGCCAACACCACCAATACGCTGCCTGTCCGTGTTGTTGACGTGGTTCCTGACACAGCTACTGGCCCCGCCACTACTGCTGCCACGACCTATTACGAGTTCCTCGTGAAGTTCAACACCGCTCAGTACAACAGTACCACCGGTATCTAAGGAGTAACTCAAAATGGCTATTTCACGCGCACAACTACTCAAAGAGTTGCTCCCCGGTCTGAACGCCCTGTTCGGTCTGGAGTACGCCAAGTACGGCGAAGAGCACAAGGAAATCTACGAAACCGAGAGCTCGGAGCGTAGCTTTGAAGAGGAAACCAAGCTGTCTGGCTTCTCCGCCGCTCCGGTGAAGAACGAGGGCGCT